TTTAGCAAATGCAAGAATTATTTCAACATCTACCTCATATTCGTAACCAACATTTGGCAACAAATCTATAGCATCATCTTCCGTCAGCGCTACCCATTCATCTCTAAATCGTGGCGCTTGGTAACTACACTTTGGGCAGATGTACCATTGTCTATGTTCGGTATTTGCTTTTATCCATTTAGCTATTGTCTCCTGCGGCTCTTGCTCACTCATAAAACACCCCATAACCATTTAATGTACTTCGCTATCAAAACCCCAGCGGTACTAGCCATAAAAACAAATGCAACGATTACTACTAAGCCGTAAATATGTAGCACCAATGCTTTTCCCATTTCGTTCATCGTGTTGCCCCTTTCAATACACGAACCTGTACGCACTGCGAACCGTTGTCCGTCCCTAGTCGTAGGGTGATTCTTCTAAATGCCTGTAGCCTCTGGCAATCCTCTAGCGTTTCAACAGCAGGCGAATATGTCATCCCACTGTGGTAGCCATCATAACTAACCAACACCCACGCTAAAATAAATGCGCTCATGCCTCCTCCACGGTCACGCGATACTTAGTGCCGTTGCGGTCTTCAACTAAGATAACCTTCTTCGTACTAGCAAACGCGCCTGATGCTGTCAAGTCGTACTGTGGCTTGCTCACGCTAGACAGCAGCTTCTCTGTGTCGTTAGCCTTCAGTTCCTTGCTAATTGTGTGCGCAATGTAATCGCAGTACACAACGTATGACTTAGGCAAATTGTCAAAGAACTTGCTAACGATAGTGTTCATAGTGTCAAAGTGGTTCATGATTAAGCCTCGCCGTTAATTTTTTTAAGTTCTGCCTGTAATACTTCAATTGCTGCGTTGGCTCTAGCAATTTGCTTAGGGTCATTGCTTTTGCCTATTACGACTTTTAGCCAGTGAATAGAATTTTGTATGGCTTTAGGAGTAGATTTCATGATTAATCCTCCGAGTAACGTGCTTCAAACATTGAGTCAAGACGGTCTTCTTCGCGGCGCTCAAACTTCCAGTCTAGGTCTGGGATTGACGAGAAACTCTCTGGAACATGGCACTCTGGGCAAAGGTCAATCTTGCCATCGCTTGCGCCTGTGTTGTCGTTAACAGTCTCAATCTCGTCTTCTTCAAAGATATGCTTGCAGCAATCGCATTTGTAGAATTTAGTCATTTCGCTCTCTTTCGCTGTAAAGGCCATGTGGCTATCCACGGCTTTTTGATTATTTTGGAATATATGCAATCCACTCCCAAGTGGTGTCTGAGCCGCAAGTCATTTGACCCATGCAAAAGCAGACTGGCTCGGTGAATACAACCTCATTACCTTGACGGTCTTCTACCTTTGTAGCAATAGACCAACTTGTATCTTTGGAATTTTTTGGCAAGACACATGATGCGCCGTTCATGTTTGAATAAGCGTAAAAACGTGGAACTTCTGAGATTAGTTCGCCGCGCTTACCTGTTGCTGGGTCAAATTTAAAAACTTTCATAATTCGCTCCTATTCGCTGTCCTGACACCGTGTCAGTGGTGTAACTATAACTTAAACGATTTAAGGGTGTCAACTCCCTAATGCAAATATTTTTAAATTATTTTTTAGGGTTTTCCCTAATGTCTTTTAAGGTCATCCCGTAGTTGTCAATGCCCTCTGGGGCAACTAAGTCTGGGCGCAGGCTCAAGCCATTTTTCTTAAATGGGGCATAGTCAACGCGGTGATGCCAGCGATTGAACTTCCAGACCACCTCAGCCACGTCAGGGTGCAGGCGCTCTAGCATTTGGGACTTAGGGAGCGTCCCCTCTTTGGCGTAGAACTCGTCGGTGTTGCCGCCTGCCATTGTTTGGGTAGTAGCCTTTTCCTGTAGGAAAGCATTGAACTGCACGGTGCATAGGCCAGCCTTGAGCGCCCGTAAGGACAGGTCAGTATCTTCGTTGTAACGCCCACGCCAGCGCATTGGTAAGCTGTTGTCGATAAGCAGGCAGGAATAGATGCGGGTGTTCATCACGAACGCAGGCAGTGGCTCTTTAGCTTTAGCAAAGAAGTCGTAATTGAACCCAGCAATTGCAACATTCTCATAACGATCAACAAAATCTTCTGCCGCCCTAAATATCGTGCCAGAGGTAACCTTAACCATCAAGTTGCGATTGAGCCTATTGAAGCTGGCTATGTTGTCGTCCATAACCCAATGGCGTGCCGCGCCTTGAGCCATGCTGTGTTCCCAACAAAAGTTTCTAGCAGCACCCGGGCCTTTTCCGAGTTTTTCACCAACATCATCACAAGTGTCATAGTCGCGCAGGTATTCCGTAGGCAACACCAACACCTTCGCAGGGTCAATAACATTGGCATAGTCATAGCACTCATGAGACTCCACCACAATGTAATACGGCACGCTAATACGCTCCAAAGCCTTGCTTGTTAGGCGCGTCTTCCAGCGCCCCTTAGACACAATGTAAACAGGGTACTTAGGATTCATCAACATACCTCAAGTGTGATGCCCTACGAAACTCAGCGAAGGGGAACCAAAGCGCTTTTTGTTTAGGCGTAATGACCTGCCCCAACAGCTTCGCAAACTCTTGCACGTCCTCTTCATTCCTAAATCGGACATTGATTGCACGGAAGGGCATAAGGTCTTCCTGAATAAACTCAGGCATACCTTGCCATTCTTTCTGCCAATCAAACTGCTCGTAACCAAACAAATCTTTCATCTTGGCTTTCCTTACTTTTAATAAATTATTCTATCTGCCCGATAATCACCAGACCAATGCATACCAAATGGTCTGTGGTAAAAGACCCTTTGCCTCATGTCTTGCTCATTTTGTAAGAAGTTCTCAGGCGACAAAATCTTTACCATGTCTATAGCATGTTGGATTTGGTCTATGTCTTTTGATAACGCTGCTGACTTCAGCATGAATATACAATTCGTTGGCAACATCAAATCACCCCTTCAGTCATCATTATCACAACAGCAAACGCCAACGCTACACACACCCACATAACCATTTCATCTGGATCAGTCATTATTTTTCTCCTTTAGCTTAGCTTCGATGGCTTTAGCAAATGCAAGAATTATTTCAACATCTACCTCATATTCGTAACCAACATTTGGCAACAAATCTATAGCATCATCTTCCGTCAGCGCTACCCATTCTTTCTTTATGTACAGCGGAACCTTATCCATCTTCACGACTGTCGGCGTTTCCCATTTAATAGGCGTTGCCCATTCCAACTTGCGCTCTTCTACGTTGATGTACGCTACTGGTTCAGTCATGGTTTCTCCTTTATCCACGCAGCAACCTTGTAGTAACCATCGGGAGTAATTTCATCTTCAGCTAATCTGGCGCGAATCGCTTCTATGCTTTGGTTTGTTTTATTTAAGTATTCCCTCATGAAATCCACACGCTGCGGTCTGTACCACTCGCCATATTTTGTTATGTGGTCATCAATCTCTGCTTGCTGTAAATCAACAGAGTTTTCCAAACAATCCAAAGCCATCTTAAATAATTCGCGGTCAGTCATTCCTGCCCCCTATTAACGTGAAGTAACTTTGACTGAGAAGACTGCAGACGTGCTTGTGTACTTGGCTACTGTGTCTTCAGTAACACCGAGGTCTGCTAAAAGTTTTTTGTAATTGACTGTGGCGCGGTTAGCTTCGATAACAGTGGCTTTGAACATGTCGCCCTCGAATACTTTGCTGCCGTTAGGTGCAGTAGCTGAATCTTTGAAGCCATCTTTGATTGCGTCAGCTTGCTTAGTTAAGTCAGCAATCTGTGCCAAGAGTGCGCCGAGTGTGTCTACTGTGTTGAGATCGTTATTCATGGTGTCGCTTCCTTTTCGCTGTCCTGCACGTCGCAGTAGTGATACTTTAATTTATTATTAAACGGTGTGTCAACCCCTTTTTAAAATATATTTTCATCTTTTTCCATTGGCAGCCCATCACACAGTAAACGCTGGATAGTTACATTTAAGGCATCTAGCTCGTCCATCTTCCGTATAGCCCATGCCCTGCGGTTACCGTGCCATCCCATCATTGACCCTTGGTGGCAGTCGTAACAAAGAGCTACAGCCGTGTATTGCTGGTGCTGTTTAACGTGGTGAGCTGAGCTCGGGGGAGGGGCATTACAGACGCTGCAGGGCAGGCTCTTGACCCGCCCCAGATGCTTTCTTTCAGATGCTGTGAGTTTGTTGTTCAAATTGTAGCCCTGTACTCGGCTCGATTAGAGGCTTCCTGTGACCGCCAAACCTCGATCCTAGCCTCAGCTGCCACCATGTGCCATTTGAGCGCTTCCTCGGCCTCTACGGCGGCTCTAAGGTCATTTAAAAGCTGTAGGTATTCTGGGTGGCTGTAGGCGTCCCGTTCTTGGGCATTGACTGCAGTCTCTAAGGATTGCTTCATTAGCAATGCTTTCTTAGATTTACGGAACTCTTCAATGTATATCCGAGTCGCCTTGGCATGTGCCAGCTTAGCCCCGTGGTCGCGGATAAAATCTACTGCCTTCTGTGGATCAATCTCTCGTTCGCTCATAGTTACCCCCATATTCGCCATAAAATCATAGATACGCCAATAATCGCTAAAGAAGAAAATACGCCAAGAACTACAGCAAAAGCAAACATCACCAGTTTAAATTCCAATCTTTCTGACGATGTGGGTCTTGCCTTTTCTAAGCGAGCATTTCTCGCAAATCCATCTTTGTCTGTTCCCATTGTCAAATACCTTGTATGTCCCGTTAAGTATTGGCTTGCGCTGCATGCAGTTCGTGCAAAACCTCGGGTTTTGTGGAGTTTCTTTCTGTTCCAACACGGTTGATTACCTTTTTAATTTGTGATTTATCTAATTTAAAACGCTTAGCCAACGACCCAACAGAGTCGCCCCTCATGAACGCTTCGTAAATGCTAATGTCTTGCTGTAACATTCTTAACCCCCATCATCATGTCAGCCATATCAAACGCAGCCTCCGCAATGAATCGTCTGTTGGGCTCACTGTCAAGTATCTCAGGGTCAACAGAAGACATCAGCCCCTGTAAGGCAAACGCAGCAAACATACATCTCATCTCATCATTTTCCATTATCCGAATGTCCTCCTTGCATACTCCGCTATCAATAAAGCCTCGGCTCTTCCATGATGTTTCTTTAACTTTAACATCGCATCAGGGAATAAATTTCTTGCCATAACCAAAGACTTCTCTTTCTCCGCAGTCACACCCATAACTTTTTTCCATGCCTGCGGTAACACCATATCAACTCTGTCAGACAACAATGCAGCTACAGCTTCAATGGCACCAAACGCCCTCATAAATTTACCTGAGCTGGATATTCCCTGCCCCGGTCTTACACCTACATGCTCAATGCATATAGCAAAACTATCACCCGGTACTGTTATGCGATAGATCTGTTCCTTCAAAGCTTTGACATCAATCTTATCGCCATCAGCAAGAATGTCATAAGCCGCAACAAACCCCCCGTTATGGTCTATTGAAGCTATTGCTCCAGACCGTAAGCCGGGGTCAATACCGATCCAGATCACTGGCGTTGTGCTGGTATGCGATTACGAATTGCATCGCCCAGTTTTTCTATGTCAACGCATTCATCAGCTAATTTGGCGCACTCTTCACGCTCAATCAAAATAGCTTGCTTTGTGGTCTGTATCGCCACAGTCATGATCTCAGCTCTAGCTAACGTCAAAGCTTCATCAAACTCTTTTTGGGTGAACACTTCTACGTGGCCACTGCCTGCTAAAAAGTTTTTTTGAAAGTTACTTAGTTCACTCATTTCCAATCTCCATCTTCTCCACGATTGCCAAGTTTCCATTGTTGCTTAACATCTGATTCGAGCGTACTTCTAGGATGCAGCTCGTTCCAACCCTTGGCCCAACTTCCATCAGGTCGAACCCAGCCAGCCAAAAACTTATGTGCCTCATCCCTACTTCTGATTCGCATACGGATAACTTCTCTGACAAGGCATCTGTATTTGTGTTGTTCAATGTCATTCAAAATTCCCCCGTCTGATCAAACGCCATCGGCAAACCATTACGCCGATCTAAGAACTGCTGGCTATCGTGGTGATACCAAAGATCAAACCAAGGCTCACCCTCACCGTTCCTTTGCTTCTCGCACATCAAGTATGCATCAGGATCCATCTCGTCATAATCTTTGCCAGACTCTTTGGCGTGCTCTTTACGTTTGTTCCTGTGAACGATTAGAACATTATCCACTTGATCAGTAATTGCACTAGACCCACGCAAATCACTTTTACTTGGTCTCACTTCTTCATTGCTTAGCTTGCGAATGTGATGCACTAGATGAATGTGAATGTCATGGTCACGCGCTAAAGACGTCAGCTTATCAACAAAGTTCTTCTGGTCATTGTAGGCATCCTCACCCGGCACGCACTTCATCAAGCTATCAATAAACACATGGTCAATTTCTAGCTTTGTAGCACAGTGCCAGACCAACGCCTCAATTCGCTTGGCATCTACCGTCCCCTGCTGATCGTAAACATACATGTTGTTGCCAATGAATGTCTTAAACCTCAGTAACGCTTCAAGCTTCTGCTCTCGCGGCGTCTGCACGTAATGGGTAGACTCTAACGACTTGCCTGCAAACTGCCGCACCATGCGCTTAGCTGTCATCTTTGGTTTCATCTCAAAGCTTGCAATGCATATCTTCTGTTTTTGCTTTATGAGCCCCAAAGCAACCTGCCCAGTCATTAACGATTTGCCGCCGCCATTGGATCCAGCCCAAACAGTTACTTCGCCCGGCCTAAACGAAAATGAGTCTGCGGTTGTTGGCCACGGCATCAAGGTCGATTTGTCTACGGGCGGGTGGTTAACTTCTTCGATCAGCTCGTCAACAGTCAGACGCATATCTTTGACCCGAGTCTCGTACTCAGTCATCGCCATGTAGCTGTTGAAATCAATATCGTCGTCAGTTAGGTACATACCCATCCGTGCTCTCCAGTTTCGCTGTCAATTATAATTTCGCCAATAACGCTAATCACTCTTCTTGCCCCAGCTTTTAGCAGGGCGTTATGCAACTTCTCAACGCAAAAATAGTTCTTGCCTGCAACATGAGCTGTGAGCCCCACCACAAACCGCAGGTCAAGAGACTCAGGGTTTTCGTTTTCCAAAACCTCGATCTCGGGATAAGCCTGCAAGTCATCGTACTTTTGCCACATCAGGCAATATGGCGATGGGGTCTGCGTAATCCAAACCCCGTTCGGGCGCTTGCCAGCACGGCGCATAGCAAAGACGGCATCAGCACCTTTCATCTCTGCCTCCGATCCCAGCTCGGGCGGCTGCCAGAAGCTTTGTCTGCAGGCTGTACCCGCTCGGCACGTACCCAGTTTCTCCAAGTAGCGTCCCAGTCCAGCTTCACCCCCTTGGATCCAGCCTGAGCAGTCCAGTAATCACGAAAGCGGTCTGCAGTAGCCTGTGGGCTCAAGTCAGTCCTATTGGTTTTGCAGAACTGGATTTGGTCTTCGTTAGGAACCCAGTCAGCAGGCAGTCGAGTTCCACGAGACTGTTTTGCCTCTACTATGGTTATTGGTTCTTGGTTATTGGTTGGTTGAACGTCCGTTGAACGGGCGTTGCTCCGACGTTCAGCAGACGCTTTACCTGCCCTAGACGCTTGCTCAACTTTAGCCTTGTAATGGTTGATTTCTTTGTCTGCGCGATGGTTTACCCAACCTTCGTCTGTCAGTAAAAAGAACTCATCAAGCACCAGCTTGACCTCAGATTCATACTCACGCATGTTGATCTGTCGTGCAACGGTCGCTATACCGGCGTTCAACGGGCGTTCCTGTAAATAGTAAGCATCTAACAACCTGCGATAAGCTGCATCCTCAATCGGATTTAGATGTCTGGTGTGACTGGCGTAGTCGCCAATATTGAATTGGTAGTAATGCATACAAGCCTTTCTCAGGGGCAATCTCACAAAATAGGGTGGGACACAGCAGGCCGTGTGAGAGAACGGCTTTTCGGGTTGCACTCCCTAGCTAGTCCCATTGATCATACTCCAAATATGTCTGGTCGTAAAATCTTGCGGCTGACCTTACGTTTGGTATATTCCGAAATAGCCCTAGCCAATGCAGGAGAAGGCATTTCCTTTCCAGCAATAATTAAGCTAAGCCATGTTTTACTTATACCCAAGGCTTTTGCCATAGCTGCTTTTGACCCATGAGGTTGATCAGTAAAAAAATCGTTTAGATTCATAGCAAACCTTTCGTTAATGCCATATTAAACCATGACAGAATTTTTAACGCAAGGTATTGTAAGTGCAAATTAAATGATATAAGATGCAAAGAATTAAGGAGGAGTTACACAATGGATAAAAAAGACGAGGTTAAATATTACGTAACTAAAGCTGGAATCAAGATTGGCAATTACTACGAGAGAAAGCCTTTAACCGATTTAACATACGACATGGAGTTAGTTCAGTCAGCTATGTTGAATGACCAAGGGTTCTTGAGGAAAGAAAAGATTAAGAACCTTACAGTTATGCTGGCAGTATGTGGTGCAATTTTTTTACTTATGTTAATAACCAAAGATTGAGGATTTATGGACAGCGAATATCATCAAGCGAATTTAGAGCGACAGCAGCAACTAGAAGAAGCGCTACGGCGTGCAGTGAATCATATGGCCACAGATGACGATTGGGCTGTCATCTATTACGAATGTGGTCTGAAAGCCCTACAAAGGAAAACAAATGAGTCTTATAGCGAAAGCAGAATCTAACGGCGGGTCGTTCACCCCTGTACCACCTGGCCTTCACCTGGCACGGTGCTACCGAATCATAGACATGGGCACTCAAAAATCTACGTACATGGGGCAAGACAAACACTTGCGAAAAATTATGATTCAGTTTGAAGTTCATTCGATTGACGACGATGGTAACCCTTTGTTGACTGACAAGGGCGAGCCGCTGTCTATATCTAAGAACTACACACTGTCGCTCAATGAAAAAGCTAACCTGTCTATCGACCTGGAGTCCTGGAGGGGGGCAGCCTTCACTGCAGACGAGCGCAAAGGGTTTGAGTTAAAGAAGCTTCTGGGCGTATGGGCGATGATCTCTGTGGCCAAGTCTGTTGGGCATGATGGTAAGGAGTACACCAACATCAACAACGTCAACCCAGTGCCTGGGAACATTAAGAAGGCCGGCTTACCTGACCCTCATAACGAAGCAAAACTTTTTAGCATTGACGAACCAGACATGAAAATGTTTGAGACGTTTGGGCCTAAAATTAAAGAGAAGATTAGTAACAGTCCTGAGTGGCAACGCAAGCAGGGTAAAAAATCAACTAGCGCATTTGATGACCCGCTTGATGACCCATTAGATGACATTGATTTCTAGGAGACGGTAATGGCCCCGGCGCACACACTATTTGATTTCTTAAAGACGGAATACCACATTTCATCGGACAGGCAATTGTGTGAAGCCTTGGGGCTCAAGCCCCCGGTGCTCAGCAAGATCAGGCATGGTGTTATTGGAATTAGCGGTGACATCATGATTCTGATTCATGAGAAGACTGGGATGTCTATAGCGGATATTAAAGAACTCATTAGCGAAAATGGAAAAACAAATACTCTCACTACTGTTTAGCCTGGTTACATCAGCAGCACCACAGCAGCAAGAATGGCATCGAGGGGAAGCAATAGAATCATTTGGCCCTGAAGTGTCTGAGCGTGCTGCATGTATGGCTGCAGAAAATAAAGCGATCTTTAGCGTAGTAAGGCAGGTAGCAGGCGAGTCAATATCAACGTCACAGTACCAGCTCTGTAACGAAGCAAGCGACGAGGTGTGTCAAATGCTTATGTCGTCTATGTCGTACACAGAGGGCATGGTGACGGGTCTTAAAAAACTCAGCACTGAAGTATCAGGGTCAGGCATACGGTCCTGCAAAGTATCTGTGGAGGTCGGGGTTACTAAGGACAACAAAAATCCTGACGTAAGTTTTGATCCTGAGATACGAGTAACAAAAACTCAGCTCAAAGAAGGTGAACAGTTTAGGGTGATCGTTAACCCTAACCAGCCGGTGTTTTTAAACCTGTTCTACTTTTCACCGTACCTTGAGCGTCACGAGCAAGTGCAGTTCTTGTATCAGTCTGAAAGAGTTATTACCAACAGAGTAGAACTGCCTGAAAGCCCGTTAGTGATTTGGGCTACGTTTCCCAAGGCTAAAGTTAACGGGAACATTGCAGGCGAGGTAATGATTGCAGTGGCAACAAAGCGGCCAATCTCGTTTAGGAAAACATTCTCGTTAGAAGAGTTTAACCAGAGAATGCAAGAGATACCGAAAAGCGAACGACGAATTGTCAGGATGCCTTACCTTGTGTGGGCTAAAGACAAGACTCATAAACTTCAATAGAGAGAATTATCATGAAAAAACTTATAGCGTTAGCTTGCGTATTTTTATCTGCCTGCAGCATGTTCAAAAGCGACCAGCAGGTACAGAGAGAAGAAATTAAAAAAGAAGTTGCTAAGCAAATCGACCAAATGCCTGACTGGTACACCAAGCCCCCGAAGGACAAGGACGCTATCTACGAAAAGGCTGTAGCCAAATCAAAGGATATGCAGATGGCCATGAACAAGGCCACCATGCTTGCCAAGGCCCAGCTGGCTGTCACTATCAAGGGTGAAGTTAACTCACTAATGCGCCTGTACGTAGACGAGAGCGGTGACGTTAATAGTGCCCAGGTATCAAACAACGCATCAGTCACCACGTCACAAGAAGCACTGCTTGCCAGGATTGTTGGCGCTCACGAAGAGAAGTCACAGATTTTTCAAGAGGGCGATAAGTACGTTGCTTACGTTCTGATCAAGTACCCACTGGGTGACATGAATAAGCTTCTGATGGACCAGATACGCCAGGATGATGCTGTTAACTCTCGGGTCAGGGCAGATGATGCGTATGACAAGATTGAACGCAAGATCGAAGAGCGCCGTAAGTCACTAACAAACTAAGGATAACTATGATCGCCAAAGAACACGCCGCAGAGTCTGGCCATTGGTATACCCGCACTGGGGACCCGATGTACACAGTCATGGGCAAGAGCACCGGCAAGATGCGTAACACTACCCTGCGGGATGCCAGGGAATTAAACCTAGTGCCCTCAGTCAGCGGAATTATTAATACGGCAGCCAAACCAGCTCTTACAGTCTGGTTGCAAGAGCAGGCAATTCTGGCAGCTCTAACCCTACCAAGAGGCGAGGATGAGCCTGAGTCGGTCTGGTTAAAGCGGGTCCTGTCTGATTCTAAGCAGCAGGGCAGGGACGCAGCTGATTTAGGGACGGAGATTCATGCAGCCATTCAGGGCTTCTATGAGGGTCGCAAAGCCTCGAAGTACCCACACCATGTCGAGGCCTGTAAAAACGCCATAGAAGCCTTCTACGGGGCTCGTACATGGGTCTGTGAGCAGTCTTTTGCCCATGAGCTAGGTTTTGGTGGGAAGTGCGACATGTACACCAATGAGGGCGACGGGATAGTCATAGACATCAAAACCAAGGACTTTAAAGATTTATCTAAACCCCTAGCGTTTGACGAGCACATGCTCCAGCTTGCTGCCTACCGGGCAGGTCTAGGCGTACCAGGCGCTAAGTGTGCAAATGTTTTTGTGTCCAGAACTAACCCAGACTTGGCATACGTCCATGAATGGGCAGAAGAGGACATTCAAAAGGGCTGGAAGATGTTCCAGAATTTACTTAACTACTGGCAGCTTAAAAACAACCATGAGTGAGGGTTTATGAAAAAACTATTATTAATACTCACGCTGTTATGCACTACCGCCCATGCTGAAGAGTGGTTTGAAAGTGCTAATGAATCAGGTGGGAAGATTGTTTTGTTGACCCACGGTTGTACATCTCGCCCAGAAGCCACAACCATGAGGCGTATGTATGCAGCTCACAGGAATGGGCAAACGATATGGGGTTGCTGGAACTATTGGAACGATGCAGTTCATGTTGTTTATGACGATGGCCAGTCATATACCTACGATCCTAATTTTTTTGTTAAGAAAGGTAAGCCATGAAAGCATTTCCAACAACAACACAAACATGGGACATACATAACGGCAAAGACTTATCTGGCATGGACTTGCGTGATTACTTTGCATCGGATGCTATGCGGGCATTAATTCCTTTACTTGCTAATAATCAAGATATTCCAAATGGCGATGCACGTAGGCATGAAGTTTCTGTTTTGGCGTACAAAATGGCAGACGCAATGATGGAAGCGAGGGAAAGAAAATGACTGACCAATTCGATTTAGAACAAGCAATCATTCAGTGTTGGCAGATAACCGAAGACATACCTATGCTAGAAGAACAAGGGGCT